CTATGCAGGTGCGTTATTTTTTTTATGGAGGTGTGGGGTGTGAGTGATTTACTTTTTCCCACCTTGAGGGGGCTTGCATACCCAATAACTAAAACCCCTCATTGGAAAACTTTGCAGACGCAGACGATAAGTGGCGTAAAGAAGTTTCTGCAACTTTATACGTACCCTTATTATTCTTTTACGCTGAAATTTAACTATTTGAGCGATATGAATAGCCAGACGGATGATATTCACACGTTAGCTAGTTTCTACAACCGTGTTGGCGGTGCAGGGGTAGATTTTCTATATGCAGACCCGTTATTTGAAAATAACACTGTAAACGCGCAGGTAGTCGGTGAAGGTGATGGGGTAACTAAGGTTTGGCAGTTAAATCATACATATGGGAATTTTACCGAACCTGTTTTTGGTATCTTAGAATCACCAAAATTATTTTTACAAAATATAAGCACGGAAGAAATAACAGACCTTGTAGAAAATACTGATTACACGATAAATTCTATGGGGTTAGTTACGCTAACCAATGCTCTTAGTAATGGCTACGCTTTATTGTGGACGGGCAAATGGTATTATCGTTGTCATTTTGCAGAGGATGAAGCTGAATTAGAGCAGATTTTTTATGGTGGTTGGTCACTTGATGAATTGACGCTTGAATCTATAAAGGTGGATTGATGATATGAAAACGTGTTCGGATTCGTTAAAAGCACTTCTCCACCAATATAGAACGGGGGAGCGAAGAACATGGTATATAGCTGATTTATATACCATCTGGCTGACTGAAACGGAAAAGGTCAGAGCATATCAACCTGTTACATGGGAAAACTATTTTGATGGAAATGTTCAATATGCAAGTGCTAAGTTTGGTTTGGGTATGTATACCAACCGTGAAGGAGAAACCGCAGAAGAACGTAGCAAGCCATTAATCAGGATTGGTAGTCCTCACCCTGTTTTCTTTGATTGGTCACTTGATGATTGGACGATTGAATACAACGTAAAATATACAGGTTGGTTAGGAACATTGGGGTCAGGAGGACAGGCTTTTTTTGTAACTGATACTTCTGATGTTTCACAATTAAATAAAGGTTTTTCAATAGGTGCTTCAAGTTCTGCATATTATCAGATGTTTGACTTTTATACTGTAGAAAATGGGGTATATTATCATAGAATTTTGAATATAAATACCCCTAATAGACCAACTCCATCTGATAGATGGCCTACTATTCATATAGCAGTAGTTAAGAAAAATAATACAATATCTACTTTTATTGATGGATATAAAAGTACAGATTCGTACACGTTACAAAATGGAGAAGAACTTTATACTCCTAGTAATTCCTACTGGAACATTGAAGCGGGATTGACCGATGGAGAAATCATTGATGAATTTAGGATATCTTATGGAGCAAGATACACGAAAGATTTTAGTTTGCCAACAGAGCCGTTTTCCCCAGACGCAGATACTTTGGTTCTTCTTCATTTAGATGGCAATTTAAATGATGATGGTTTTATGCAATATTATGGCTATGACACCATTAATATTTTGAGCATGAATGAATTTTCCCACGGACAAGTTTTTTTGTATACAGGCCATGATACTGATTTGACTTGTGGCGGGAATAAATATCGTCATATCGCGATTGAGCACGGCGATATAGAAGAATCACGCGGTATGGAAACGGCTACAATGGATTTGACGATTAATTATAATCCGTCTGATACCATTTCCCCTGATGATAATAGAACGTGGTTGTCAGCATTTAAAAATGGTGTATTTGACAATGCGTATATTTCTCTTGACCGTTTATATTCACCTATTCCGTGGCAATACAATATGCCCAATATCCCAATAGATTACGTGTTGAAATCACGTTTCTTTGGGCGTATGGACATACAGGAAGTAAAACTTGACCATGCAACTATTCAAGTAAAATCTCCTACGGATATGTTGACAAAAGAATTGCCGCGCAACCTTGTAAAACCATCTTGTTTGAATCATTTTGGTGATTTCATGTGTCAGATGAATCCCATGAAATACCAGATAACTATTTCTGCATTGTCTGGCAGTGCTAGAAATAACGTGTTATTCAATGATGAAACTATTGATAGTTCTTATAATAATGGCATGATTATTAGCACAAGTGGACAGAATAAAGGGCAGTGTTCTTCCATAAAAGAAGTGCAAGGCAACAAAATAATCACGTTCAAACCTTTCATGGAAACTATCAACGTAGGAGATACATTTGTTGTAATGCGCGGGTGCAATAAGACTTTGAAAATGTGCCGCGATACGTACAATAATCTTCTCCATTTTAGAGGTTTCCCATTCTTACCGAACAAAAATGTCCTTTTGTAAAAAGGAGGGGTGACTAATGGATAAAATACAAGAAAATAAAGAGCGTCTACTTCTTATTGAAGAAGCAAAAACGTGGTTAGGCACTCCCTATCATACAGAAGGACGCGTAAAAGGTGCAGGGTGTGATTGCGGGACTTTTCTTTTGGGAGTTCTTGAGAATACAAAAATTCTTCCTCATATTGATATTCCTCATTATCCAGAAGATATCGCCTGCCATTGTGCCGTGCCTAAATATTTGATGAAGATTGAGGAATATTGCCAAAGGGTAGAATCTGCTGATAGACAAATGGGTGATATCCTTGTCTATAAATTTGATGGTGCAAAAGTTCCACATCATGCGGCTTTTGTCTTAGATAAAGAGTATCTTATTCATTCTTATACAAGACAGGGCGTTATTATCAGTAATATGCGGGGATATGAAAAATCTCTGTATGGGGTTTATAGATTAGATAGGTGGTGCTATTAATGGGATTATTTAAAACAAAAGTAATACGCAGTAGCACTTCCAGAATTTCCGCTTTTACGGTAAATCAATCGTCTTATGGTGTTCCTATCAAAATCGTTTTTGGAACAACAACGGTTGCTCCCGTGCTAATTGATTATGTGGACTTCACGGCAATAAAGCATACTCAAACTCAAAGGACAGGCAAGGGCGGCAAAACAAAATCTGAAAATGTTAGCTATACATATACCGTGGCGGCAGATATGGCTTTGGCCGAGGGCGTATGTACGGGCGTTGGGAAAATTTATGTTGATTCCAAAACTACTGATTTGGACGCTCTGGGACTCACTTTCTTTGGTGGGTATATTGGTGGATATAATCATGGTAGTTCGCACTCAAACAACTATCTCAATATATACACCAAAAAAAATCAGTTGCCGTGGGGCTACATGGTCACAAAACACCCAGACCATGCGTTGACATATGGTTGTGTAAGCCATGTTGCGGGTGTAGTTGATTTGGGTGAGAGTTCGTCATTGCCTAACTTCAATTTTGAAGTGTATGGACTTTGCACAGACCAACAAGCTGAACCTTCTTCCAGAAAAATGCAACAGTACGCATTTCAGAAGAAGATTGAGATTTCCAATTATGCAAGTGCATGGACTGTTGAAGAATTTGTTTTTGATTCTGTCAGCGGTAGCGGCGATTGGGTAACTCTTGATAGCCGATATTATACGATTGAGCAATCAAGGGATGAATATGGGAATTTAAAATCTGGCGTATATACCTATACTTTCAATTTTGATGATAGGACAGATGGATATAACAGGGCAGACCCTACCTACATTCGCATTTATTATAATGCGATACAGGCAAATATTTCTTATCCACCTGTAGACGCTAATCCTAGTGATATTATTTCTTTCATTCTGCAATCAGAAGTTTTTGGCGTAAATTTCCCTTCTGCTTTGATTGGTGATTTCAGCGAATATTCGTCTTACTGTAAGAGTAACAGTTTGTTGGTTTCTGTAGCGTATGACTCCACAGGGTCAACTACAGACATGATAAATCAACTCATGGAATGTACCAACAGTGAATATGTTTTCAGCCAAGGCAAGGTGAAACTTGTCCCGTATTGGGATGGATTGCCTGCTAGTTATGCCATTACTGATAAAGACATATTGGATATTGATGGTGATTCCATCACGATTGAAAGAACGAGTGAAGCTGATATCTACAATGTTATCCCGTTGGAGCATACTTCCAGAGCGAATGATTACAACACGAGTATGGTATATGCGACGGATGAAGGTAGCATTGAACTTTATGGGGTAAAGCAGGCAGGAACATATACCCACCATGAAATAATGACACCACAGTTAGCACAAGCCGTGGCACAAGTTATCCTGCAAAAGCAATTATATAACCGTAATAAGTACACAATAAGAGTAGGGCAAGAATTTATCTTGCTTGAAGCAATGGACGCTTGCACGATAGAATCTGATTTGGCTAGTATCGGCTTGACTTCTGTTAGGGTTGTATCTATCAGAGAAAACGCAGACGATTTTTCGCTTGATATCACATTTGAAGATAATTACTCTGGTCTGACAACCGCCCCTACCTATGATGTTCAATTGTCGGATGGGGCAACCCCTGTAACCAATGCTCCCGCAGGAAATATCAATTATCCTGCAATCTTTGAAGTTCCCAAAGAACTAGCAAAAAGCGTTAATGGACTTGATGTATGGATGTATGCTAGTGGCCAAAGTTCTTATTGGGGCGGGTGCAATGTCTGGGTATCGGAAGATGGTAATTCGTATATAAAGATTGGTACGATTAGCAATCCTGCAACGCAAGGTTCGCTGATTACTGATTTGCCGATTGGGAATGACCCTGATACTGTAAATACTCCTTCTGTAAAAATGCTTGCAGGCGAATTGATGTCTACCACTAAAGATGGTGCGGATTCTTTTGTAAATCTGTCATATGTTGATGGTGAATTTATTTCTTATCAAACGGCAGAATTGGTAGATACAGGAACATATAAACTTTCATATATTCGTAGAGGGTTATATGGTTCTAAAATCACAAACCATTCTGGTGGTTCTCAATTTGTAAAATGTGATAACACAAGATTAACCTATAACTTTAGTCAAAGTAATATAGGCAAAACATACTATGTGAAGTTCACATCTTTCAATGTCTTTGGGGACAATGAGCAGGAATTAAGTGATGTTGAACCGTATAAGTTCACAATTCGTGGGATTGGATTGAATTATGCTCCTAACCCTGTTGATTCTGATACGCTCGTTTCTTACTACAATAACGATAATTCGGTTATTGAGTGGGGAGAAGTCCCAGACGAAAGAGAAATCTATTATGAGATTCGTAAAGGGGATAATTGGGGTAATGCGTTAATTGTTGACAAGACTACAAGTACAGAATATCAACCTACTTCTAGCGGAACTTATTGGATTGCTACGGCATATGACGGGACGGATAAAACGTATTATGCACTCCCTGTCAGCATAACCGTAACATATCAAACTCCATCAGCAGTTATTGGTTCTTATGAAGAATCTGAATATGGTTGGATTGGTACTTGTACGCATACGGTAGTTATTCCATAAGGAGGTTTAGACAATGGCATACATTGATGTATATAGCGGAAACCCCACGGCAGGCGGGACAGACGGCACGGCGGTTTCTACAGGGGGAGCACAAACTAACCCTGTAGCGGTTACTTTGGACGCTTCACAGAGCGAAGAAGCAACGGTAAAACTTGCTTTACGATGTGAAACTGGCTATCAGACCAGAGGTAATACCGTAATTTCTTTCACTGGTACAGGTGCAGGGTATTGGACTGTATGCGACACAGAAAACGGTACGTATACAAGTTCTCTTACCATTTCAAGCACGATTGGGGCAACAAACACTATTTTCTATGTAAAAGCAGGTAGTAATTCGTCGGAAACGCCAACGGTTGATACAAGCGTTTTGATACAGGTAGTTACCAAAATCGAAACAACCTCATAAGGGGGGTGTTAGCATGAAATTTCTTAATACTAAATATTTAGGTTTATTTGATACAACAAGCGGTTTCAATTCTGATTCAACCAATGATGTTCTTGTAACGGCTGATTCTTCTTATGCGTCTACGGCTCTTAAAAACATAATAAATTTGACTTCAACTACATCTATATATGTTAGTTTTCTATTGCGGTCAACTTTTTATGCAAATAGTAGTTTGTCATGGGCAAAGGCTCTTAATATAATAACAACTACTAATAATAAAAATCTGAATTTGTTTTATACAAATACTCAAATAAAATTTAATAATGGAAATTCTGATTTTGAATATATTTATGATGTACCGTCTACTTCTGTTACAGTAAGTGGTAAAACTTATTATCAACGGAAAATAATGGTGCACTTTGATACCGCGCAAAACTTAGCAGAGTTTTATTCAGATGGAGTTTTTATAGCTTCTTTTTCTTGTGCTAATAGTGGTGAATATATAAAAGAAATTTCTTTAGGAAAGCTAACTTCAACTATTTCTAATTCTTTTTTTGTTCAATTAGGAGAAATTATTATTTCTGATTCTCTGGTTAATCCTTTAGAAAAATTAACAGAAATTTCACCTACAATCACATCAACAGATTGGACGGTATCAAGTGGGAAAGCGAGTACAGAAACCGTTAATGGAACAATGACTTTAACCGCCCCTTCTGGTTCAATTGATGAAACCAAAAGAACAGTTACAGGATATTCCGTGGCGTTTATTGATTGTTCTTCTACGCCAACAATAAATACTCTTGATGTGGTTCAAGGTGCAGATTCACAACAAGTTACAATTCCAGACGGTTCAAGTGCAGAAACTCTTAATTCTTTTGCAGTAGCGCAATTAAGTGGTATTTCAACGACGGTAACGGCAACTTATGTTTCACCATAAAGAGGGATAATTATGAGTATTAGCTTACATTTTAACGGCACAAACTCTTATTGCAGAATCCCTACGAGTTCTCTTTCTTCCGCTACTTCATGGAAAGCTACAATAACCCTAAGAACTACAGATACCACAAAATATGGCAATCAGGTATATAACCAACCGTGTATTTTTGGATTTGATAGTGGCGGTTATAGGTCACGTGATTTTCATGTGGATATGAACCGAGGGAATTTATATATTTTTAGTGGATTAAGTGGTTCTAATAATTCTTCACAATTGAATTATGGTACACTTACTACTACTGGCGGTGATTTTGGTTGGAATACAAATAAATCACTTGCAGATGGTCAAATTCACGTAATAGAAATTGAAGCGTCATATACTACCAAGACTGTTACGGTAACTCTGGATGATGTAGATTTAGGTTATCTGAACATAGTAAATACTATTAATTCAAGTTACCTTTATTTGGGTTGTTCGCAAACTGGCGAAAAAAAATATGCCATTTTTGATTTATTTAGTTTTGAACTTGAAATAAACGGAAGTTTATATGCAAGTTACCAACCAACATCAACTACAGTAACAGACCGTTACTTAACTGATAGTTCTGGTAACAATAATAACGGTACGTTATATGGTACGTTTTCAATAAATAGCGGCGGTTGTGAAGTTACACCAAAACTTTTTGTTACTTCAATATCAAAAGAATTAACCACTACCCCTAAACTTCTTGTAACAACAATTCCTTTTCAAATTAATATTACAAACACATTTGATACAAGCAGGAATGTTGTAAAAGCAGTAACAATAGAAGCTGATACATCACGTGAAATTTCTGATGGGACACCTATATTTTTAACCGCAGATACAAAGCGTAGTTTATCAAATGTTGTTACTGTAAATGCTGATACTTCTCGTACTATAAAATCATTTACGTATGTTTTTGCTAGTACGTTGCGTATGGTTTTAAACGAGGATAAAGTTCAATCTTCCATTGGTCATAATGTATTGACATTAGAGCCTAAAACCAAAGTTGACAGTATTACTACATTTGATACCGTACAAAACTTTGATTTTAATGGTGGTATTGAAATGTCTGGCGAGTATCAGATTCCTGCTAGTCACCGTATATACAATGAAAACGGGACTCTTGCTTATGTTGATATGGACATTGACGCAAAGGCATATAATATCAATCAATGGCTTGATTTTGCAATGGATTTTGATACGATAATGGATTGTGACGGGGGAAATATCGGAGCATTTATAACGGTTACACCATATTTGCGTTTGTCGGAAGATGGGGTAACTTTTGGCGATTGGCAAAAATTGATGAACGGAGCACAATATAAAGCTAATTATTATGACTTCAAAATCAATCTAAGCACTATTGACGCAAATACAACGGTAGTTGTAAATAAGTTTGGTTATACAATTCATACATAAAGGAGTGTTGATTATGCAATACCCAATAATTGTCCAGAATGGTTCTGGGGCAGAAGTCAGAGCAAATATAAACAATGCGTTTCAAAGCGTTGTGACAGATTTTGCAGGTGCTACTGACCCTTCCACAATGACACCTAGCAATGCCTTTGCGTTTTGCTTATGGCTTGATACGGGTAACGGACTATTAAAGCGGAGAAATGCAAATAATACTGCATGGAACAATATTGGAACGGTAGACTCAAGCGGCAATGTAATGTTGTTTGGCGTTTACGGCCATAGCGGGGTAGAAACGGTTACGGCAAATACCACATTGGCTGAAACTGATAGCAATAAGCTGATTGTGGCCAATTCCAGTAACAACATAACAATCACCATGCCTGCACCAACAGAATATATGTCCTTCAAATTTTTCAATAGAGGGACAGGGACGGTCACTATTACCAACGGTACGTTCTATGGCGAGTCTGGAATGGCTTCTAATGTTCTGTTGAATAGTAACCAAAGTGTTAGTTTATCCTCTGATGGGACTGTCTTTTATGCAATATAAAGTTCGTTTCATTGTAAGGAGGTGTGAAAATGCAGGAAATTGAAGAATTTATACAATCACTTATCCCCTGCCGCATTGAAGCGATTTGGGGAACAATTACAGGGAGCGTGGGGGCTTTGGCAACTTTTTTATTCGGAGGTTGGAACGACGCATTAACGGCATTAGCAATGTTTATCTTGATTGACTATGTAACGGGCGTGATGGCCGCATATTTAAAGCCACGGGCAAAGTTATCAAGCAAAAAAGGTTTAAAAGGAATCGTGAAAAAATTAGCATTGATTACATTTGTGGTCTTTGCCCACTATCTTGATTTAGCGATTGGTCAGAATATCTTTTGTACGGTAGTCACATACTCCATTATGGGTAATGAGGGGTTATCCGTAGTGGAAAATTTAGCTTATTGTGGTGTTCCTATCCCTGTAGCCGTAAAAGGTAAATTGGAACAATTGGCCAATGAAAAAGAAGGTGCACGATGATGGGGACACAACACTGGATTGATTTCTATACTAGGTTCGCGTCATTTGCGGCAATGGCCAGACAATACGGATTTTATAATGAGGAAGTGGATAAGATGGAACAATCATTCTGGGAAATGTGTCCACTTCCCTTAACTTATCGCCCAGAATACTTTAAAAAGAAGGTGAAAACAAATGTTTCAGATTTCTAAGAACAACATCAAAATGGTTCGCGGGGACACGGGCAGGATTGAATTGGCATTGACTCTTGACGATGGTACACCTATTGAACCAGAAGCATATATGGCGGTATTCTCTCTCAAAAAAAATATTGATGATATTGCCGTAATCCTCAAAAGACAGTTTGTTGATGGGACAATTGATTTTGCCCATAATGACACCAACAATCTGCCTTATGGAACATATGTTTATGATGTTCAAGTTGAGTTATTGGAAGATAATTCAATTCACACTTTAGGTTATTATTCGTTTGTTGTTCTGGCTGATGTAACGCGGGAGTGATGTAATTATGGAAATGAATATAAAAGCAACTTCCCCCACGATTACAGGTGTTTTATCAAATGTAGCAAGCGCAAAAAAGCCGCAGGATTTTGAGATTATTCCTAGCAACGAAGATATAACCGTAGTCGCTGATGAAGGGTGTTATATTCGGAGCGTAATTGTTAAGGCTATATCTTCTAGTGAGGAAGAAACAGGAGGTATAGACAATGGAGAAAGTGGAGAAAACGGAGAATCCGTCAATAGCGGAACAGTTGTCGGAGATTAGAAGGAAATACCCAGAAGCGTGGGGATATATTGAAGAAATGATGGAATATAAAAAAATGGAAGGGGAGCAAGAAGCTAATTCTCCCCTTAAACTTCCGCATTTTGATGATAACGATGAAATGATTTGGGGGGATTAGTAATGCAGGTAGACATTAAAGAAACAAACCTTGATTTTGC